AATCTGTTTGTTAATATTTTTAGACTCTTGTTGTGCTTTCTTTAAATCACCAGGATTATCTGTAATTCCTAAAAAGTCTGTGAATTTTCCAAACATTCCGACTTCTTTAGAAGATTTATTTTCATTTTCTCTAGAAGTTTTTAATTTTTCTTTTAGCTTGTCTACTTTTTTAGCGGATTGATCTAATTGTCCTGCAAATAACATCATGTCTTTTGCAGTTTCAGGGGACATAAATCTTAGTCTAGACATATCCTTAGAAGTTTTACTTAATTCTGCTAATTTATTTGCAGGATCTTCAAAAGCCTTAGTCATGGCTATACCAACTTTAATAGTTTCATCACCTAGTTTGCCAAGTGGATCTGTTATAGCTAAACTAGTCATTAAATTATCAAAAGTTTTTGTAGCTGCAGTCCAAGCGTCATCAAGCTCTTTACCTGCGGACGCTGCATTATTTATAGCTTTATTGGTATCCTCTAAAGATTTTTGTAATTTAGGTAATTTCTTAATTAATTCGTCTGGTATATTTTTCAGTTGTTTTTCTAAATTATCTGAGTCGCTATATGATATACCTAATATATTCTTAATACTGGCTCTGTAGGTTGCTTCTTCTGTGCTACCTACTATTAACTTAGAAGCTGCAACTAATGCTTGTTGTGTTCCATCTGCTAGTTCTCTACCTAAATTACTTGTATAGGCGTCTCCTACCTTATAGGCTCTATCTAAACGGTAAGTCAAGCGTTGATCTCCAATTGAATCCGCATAACTACCTTTTGCTACTTTTTCACTGGCTTCTTTATTGCGTTTTACTAGTAGCCCTAAGCTTGAACTAAGTTCATTTATGGCCGCAGCTTTAGCTTGTACAGATGCATTACTAATTTGCTCTAAAAATGGTTTTTTCTCTATAGCATCAAGAGTATCNCCTATGGTTTTAGCTGCTGTGGTTATTCCTTCAAGGGCTTTTGCTGAAGCATTTACTGCTGTAGTAGCTGTTTTAAAGTAATCTATTAAAAACGATACAGCAGATGCAAAAGCTGTAATTGCTATAATCCATGGTGCGAAACGATTTATTAAAGTACCTATTGTAGTTCCTATAATAGCTATGGCTCCAGATATACCTACTAGTGCTGCGCTAAATTTATTAATTGCAGGGACTTGGCGCATCAATCCACCACCAACATCAATAGTATTAGTTTTAGATTGAAGTTTTGTCATCTCTTCACTTAGTTGTGAAAATGCTGCAGTCATACCATATGCGCCTTGAATTTGGCTTACATTATATTTTGCACCACTTATAGCAGTGGTTTGATACATTCTGTCACGAATTTTATTAGTTGTCGTTTCGTGACCTAGTAAACTAGTTGCTCTAGCTGCTGAGGCTTCTGCTGCTGCATCTGCAATTTTATTTGCTTGGGCCGTTATCTTTTTTTGCTCATCTAGAGACTTTGTAGCAAAGTCTTTTTCTACTAAATATTTTTTACGTGCTCGTTCGCCTACGATTTTAGTATCGTAATCATAACCTGCTTCACCTTGAATCTTCTGCATTTCAGAAACTTTTTTCAAGTTTTCTGCATTTACTGCTTCAAGCCCTTTTCTGTATTGTCCTAGTGCTGGAATGGCTTGTTTTAATAATATACCGGCAATACCTGTAAGTGCTAGTCCTAATGCTGTTGGACTTTTTGCTAAGCTTGAGGCTAATGGTCCAAGTACGGTATTTACTAACTCTAGGCCAGTCTGCGCTACGTTAGCTAAACTTGCTGACAGTTGTGTATAGGGATTAGTATCAATATTAATTGAACTAAATTTTCTTTCACCTTCTTCTAATACAGCATTAGCAAACGCTTGCTTCTTTTCAAAGTCAGTTAAAGCACTTACGGATTTACCTAATTCTCTAGCATATTTTTCTTGAGAAGGAATAACCCTAGCCATAATACCAAGTTCGTCTAATAGTTCGGGCTGAACTTTAGCAATACCTTTTGTAAGACGATCCATAGAATCGCCCATATCTCTACCAAGAGCCAAACTAGCCTTTTTAGCTACTTCAGTCATTCTTATCATGGCAGCATTAGTCATGCCTGCAGAACTTGCAAGCGCTGTAGAAGTCATTGCTTCTCTTAAACTTAAAGCACCACCAGTAACTTCAACCATAGCCTTGGCAACTCCGCCAAGAGATCTACCACTTTGGGCACCTAGTTGATCTAAACCTTTGATAATGTTAGTAGTATCTGCTGCTTTTGAAAGTGCAGAAAATGCTGCGGAAACAGCAAATAAGTTAGCTGCAAATGTAGCATAAACGTGTACTAGTCCACCAAGACCTTGAGCTTGTTTAGCGAAGTCTCGGCCTTCAGCGCCTGTGCCTAGAGTACCTCTTGCAGTACCATACTCATTGCCCTTGCCTCCACCTTTAGGAGTCGAACCAGCCATAACTGGTGAAGATCTTCTATTATTTGTAGCAGCTACTTGTTCTTGGGCAGCCTGAACAGCCGTAGGAATACGAATATTCGCGGCTATGTTCGAAGTTGCCTTCATTATATCATGTAATTTCTGCGCACTCGCCGTGGCTTCAGTTAAGCCCTTGGTGAGTACGTTTACTTCAATCGTTGATTGTTCTGTTGCCATGCGGCCTCCAATAAACATCTTTTAAAACAATGTAATATTATTTCATCCTCCACATTATAGCACGCGAGCACGCAGAAGTCAATAAGCAAATTTTTTTAACTCATAAAAAAACCCCTATACCTTTCAGTATAGGGGTTTCTCATTTTGATTGCTCTGACTTTTTAGCTTCTTTGTTCTGTGCTATTGCATTAGACCTATGAATATCAATAATTGATATTAACTCAAATAATCCGCGTTTATTTTCGACCGGCACATCTAATATATTAAATATATCAAGTATACCTGTGAAATTTTTTCCAAGATACACTCCATTGAACCCATCCCACTCATCTCGTAACTTACCGTAAACTCCAAATGCATATTGTACTTCGTCTGGTAAATCTGCAAAATCCACTGGGATCTCAGACTCTTCAGGCTCACTACCAAGTGCCTCGCACATTTCAAAATATGCTTCTTTTGTCATTTTAAGACTGCTATTATCAAAGTAAGATTTTAGTAACTTATTTAACTCGATGTACTGGTCTTCGTGAAATTTGCTAGCTCGCTAACAGTTTCCGAAATAAAGGCGTCAAAATTTGCAGAACTCTGCATTAAGAATAGGGCATTATCTTGATCGTAGGGCAGTTCGCTTTCTAGATCTTGTCCTGCTAAGTCTACTGGAGCTAGTTGCTCAAGATAACTTAGTTTTAGGCCTTTCCAGCCTTTGATACAAGCATTTACGTAAAGTTGTAGAAACAACTTATCGTCTAGTTCATCAGTCGCTTGACGATTTTTCCAAGCTGTCTTTGTTGCTTTCTTTCGAATTTCAACAAGTTTTTCTCTTGATAAAAATACTACATTGACTTTGAATCCATTAAGTCCAGGATAGTCTACTTCGACTGTTTTACTGGGTACTAGTAATGATTTTAATGATAGAGCAGGTGCTGCTGTTGACATTGATTTTTTTCCTATTATAATAACACTAAAAAGAGGTGCCGATGATCAAGCCGGCACCTGTAAAAACCGCTTAAGCGCGGAAATAACGAACTTCTAGTTCATTAGTATTTTCGATATCAATACCGCTTGCGTCATTGATATGACCTTCAGCAGTAAAGTTAATTGTGGTTGATAGAACTGCTTGAGCATCAATTGTTGGAATCTGTACAAACGCCATTGGCATTTCAAGTTCAACACGTGTAGTAGCAGAAGCTCCGCCTACATATACAATAAGTTGATACTGTGGCTCAATTCCAGCAGATGTAGAAGATGCTGCTAGTAACGTATTAAGTAATCCTGCAGTATTAGTAGTACCTGTACGTAAGTAGGCTGTTACATTACCTGAAATAGCACGAGTACCTGTGTAGTATCCTACTGGTTGATTAACAACGCCAAGGTTAGCAGGTGTTACATATGTAACATTATTGTTAATTGTTACTTGTCCACCTGTTAAGGCTAGATTGTATGCGGTTCCNGAACCTTTGATACCTGTTTTTAGGGTAACAGTACTTAGCTTATTAGTAATAAAATCAGCAGTAGTATTTTTGTATGTGTAGTTACCAGTTAGTCCACCAGTAATTGCAAATGGTGTAGTAGTGGCAAATGCAGCTGTTGTTGCAACTTGACGTAGGGCTGTTCCCATACCTGTCCAAGCTACCATTGCAATACCATCTAAACCAAATTGAATGTCGGCTTGATTTAAACAGCAGTTATCAATTACATAAGTAATTGAATCAACTACCATAATCATACCAAACTTAACTAGTTGATTTTTGTTACTTAAAGAGGTTGTAACTTCTGCGTAAGCAGTACCTTGTTCATTCCAAGCTGTTCTGCGTAAGATTACATTGTCATAGTCTGCAGCTGTTGTGCTTGGTGTAGCAGGGTTTGATAACCACTGACCTTCCCAGCTAGTACCTGCAGTAACTGCAGTAATCCGAATAGCAGTATTATGGTCTGCTGTTGCGTGACCAGTCATCATAACTGTTTCACCAACTACTAAGTCGCCAGTGGCGCCAGTAACTGTTAGAGTACCGCCCGTATAACCAACAGCAGTAGGTGTTGTTAAAGCAGCTGTATAATCAACTCCAATAGCATTTGATGCACCGATAGCTACAGAACCAAGTAAGGAATTCCATAGTACTGACTCTTCGCATTTTACAACGGAGCCTACAGTACCGGCCTTAGAAGGTCTAATATAGGTGGAGAACGAGAAGTCCGCTTGACCTAAACTTGTGTTGAAAGATCGCTGACCTCGAGTAGGTGTAGCACCTGCTTCAGAAATTGTGATTGTGTCTGCGTTTGAAGTTTGACCAAAAGTAAATCCATCTAAAACTTGAAGTTCTAGTGTATTTCCAGTAGTAAAACCGCTAGCGGCTACTACGCCGGTATTTGCGTTTACATTAGTAGTGTAGAATACTCTACTATTTCTTACTAGATTAAATGTTGCTGCCATTATCTAATTCCTTTAATTTTGTGCATCCTGCGGACACATTACTAGATATTTATCTGTGATTGGTGCGTTAGGATACGATTTGTTAATAGCCTTATGGCTACTTATACATACATAACTTGATAACGTACTTGTATGTTAATTTCTCCGACAGCATAAGGTTTTAGAAGTCCCTCATCTGTTGTTATAGATACTACTAAGAATTCAGTAGTTATCAGATTTTTTGTGGCGTCGTATACTAGATTTTTGTTATTTTCTAGTAGTTTCTCAATATCTTCTAACAACTGCTCGAGTTGTAGCTGAGCATCTTCTCCACGGGCATAAACCTTTATGCTTACATTCATTAAGCCCCAAGCAAATGCTGAAAGTTCGTATTGACGAATTTCAGTGCCAGGACTCATATATACACAAGGAAAATCATTTACTTCATCCCAAAATTTTAGTGAGGGATAGGCATTACCATATACATTTGATGGATAGGTAATCCCGTTTAATTGCACTTGCATTTTTTCAGCAATTGCTTTTACAATAGATGTTCTACGAGTCATAGTGCTTGTGCCCTAAAGTTATTACTTACCTTATTTGCTACAATTTCTCTAATTGACTTAGAAATAAGCAATTTTGGATTTCTTGATGCAGGGCTACCTTGTTTAAATCCAGGTTCAAAAGTCTGATATGGATTTTTCATATAAGTGTAAAAAGCAGTTATTAAACCTTGTCTACTTTGTGAAACTGCTGTTACTTTAGCAGATTCAGCAAATCTTCCTGTACGATAATTTAAAATACTATGCTCTGTGCCTCCACCCATATTAGCTGAAATTACACTTTGTAAATTCTCGTTAATATATGCCTGCAAAGAGGTCATAGAAGGCATACGCTGTAGTGCAGCAGATGGCTGTGTAGCTGATACTGCTTTAGTTCCAGATATTTTATTATGCTTACTTATTTGAGCATGTACTTGCTTAAGTGCTTTACCTACTTGTTTAAAAGTTTTATTTAAAGCTTCAACGTCTTTATCTTTACTGGTCTTTGATACTTTTTCAGTTACTTTTGTAGTAACTGCTTCTAAAGTTTTTCCAGTTTTTATTATACTTGCTATATTTTTACTAATTGATTCTTTTAAAGAAGGCGATCCTTTAGTATTTACTAAAGAGCTTGCTAACTGATTTAAGGCTCTTGCGTCTCCAGCTATTAAATTAGCTAAATCTCTGCTAGAAGGTGTACTTTGTAGTTCTGCTGCTTTAGCTATAACTACTTCAGTTAAAGGTTTTAAGCTAATTATTAGTTTTTTAAAACTATCAGTAGCATCTTTATCTGATCTTCCAGTTTTTGAAGATATAGTTTTAATTAAATCATTTAAATATTTACCAGTAGTTGCCAGTAATTTACCGGCTTCTTCATTATCTCTTTTATACTGTAGTTCTACTTCTAAGTGAGGTCTATTACCTAAGACAGTTTTAGTTGCCCTTGCAAATATACTCTCTCTGTCTACAATATTACTGGTTAAGTAGTCTGCATCTAGTACTACTTTCATTATTCTTTCTAAGGTATCTATAGAGGTTTTATCGACTCCCTCGCCTAGATCTAGCTTAAAATCTCTATATCCTGTGCCTGTATCTGTTACATTTAAAAATAGTGCTTCTTTAAGACGTAGGGAGAAAACTCCTGCTAAATGTCCTGACTGTATATGATGATTAATATGTTCATATACTGCTACCTCAGTTGCATGAGGTAATCCAAAAGTGCTTAACTCTATTTCTATATACTCTATAAATAATTTGCGTAAGGTATCTTGCGGTACTGCTTCTAGCCTAAATTCTCCTGGAATTCTTGTCACTAGTTTATCATAATAAGTAGTGCTTTGTATATAGTTTATAAATCTTGGTAAAGATATGCTTTTTAAGAATTTTTGTGTAGCTGATCTTAAAGTATCGTTTTCTATATCTTTATTTAAATCACTTATTAACTTATTTAAAGAGCCTTCAGTAATTACTGAAGAGGCACCTAATTTAGCGGCTTCATACTTTTTACGAAATTTTTCAGATTCTACTAATTTAGAATAGTCGTCTCTTAAATTTCTTGTTTTAATCTGATTAAACTTACTAAAAATTCTATCTCTTAGAGTTTGACTAAATTCCGCTATTGACATATTAATTTACCGTTAACGCATACTGGTCAAAGATACGCTGTATTGCTGCTGGTAGTTTACTGTGCATTATATATTCTATTTGTCCACCACTACCGCCAGGGGCTGAATTTGAGTGAACTGTACTTTCATGTCGCATATAGTAGTTAATAAACTCTAGTACTCCTAGCTTTAATCCTTCAGGGCATCCATCATATCCGGCTGTATAAGTTACTCTATAACCTGCTGGTCTAAGCTGAAATACGTCGCTATATACACATTTTATTACTTGTTCTTTTTGTACATAGATCCAGTCTATATATTGAACCATGTCTGTATATATTTTGCCGTAGTCAGTGGAGTACTGTACAGAAGCAATTGCTCCTACTGGTCCGCTAGAGGGTACTAATACTGGATTACCTCCATCAAATATTTCTATGACACTCTCTTGGGTATCTATTAGTGGATTTCTGCAGAAGCCTCTTACAGCATCAGATATTTTTGGAATTAAGAAGTCAATTAAATTATCTTGCGTAGTACTAGATATACCAGCATAAGCTTTATATTCTGCTTTGGTTACTAGATTGGCCATAATATTTCCTTTTGTCTTTTACATATCCTGACTAGCAAGATATGTAAAAGACAGGACCTGAGTCCTGTCTTGCTTAATAAATTAAGCTGTCCAACGAAGGGCTTTAACACCTTGGCTGGCTGTAATTTGAGCCATTCCAACGCGCATAGAAGCAACCATTACACGGGCTTGTTCAGCTGCTAACTCTTGTGTGTCAATGCGTAGACCGCGTTGAGCACCGACTAAGAAGTTAGGAACATAAACTGCAAGAGCAGCAATGTTAGTCAATGCAGTGACAGCACCAGTAGCTTTGGCAGCTAGTTCTCCTGTGGCGATAACTGGGGAACCAGCAATCATACCAACTTGACCAGTGATAACAGTAGCTAAAGGACCAACTTTTTCCATTGTCATGAATGTTGTATCTTCTAATAGATCGTAGTATGTATCGTTATTAACGATGTATGCTACGTCAGCTGGATCGATACCATAGTTGCCTAATTGAGCACGTAGTCCACGTAGTTTAGCAATACTTACAGCACCATTGGCAGCTGTTTGTAGTAGGGCTGCATTAGTACCTGAAGTACCTGCACGGTTTGATAAGCCACTGATAGGTACTGTAGATCCGTCACCTGTTAGTAGGGCACCATCGATTGCTTTAGCGCAACGACGAACCATAGCATCACGAATCATAGGTAGAAGAATTAATAAAGAATCTTCTTCTTCTTCGTATCCAACATACTCTTTTGTCGCTACTTTGTAGGCATTTAGAGTAACTTCAGCTAGCTTGTGAGCAACCGCTGATCCGCCAGAACCTGATTCTAGGGCAGTTCCACCACTGAATGTTGTAACCCAGCTTGCAGATCCAACTTCAGGATTTACAGGGATACTTAATACATTGGTTTTCATTGGGATTTGACGGAACATAGGAGCGATAACTAGTCTACGACGTAGTGCATCTTCCATTGTTAATTGTACTTCATTTTCCCATGGTGTAGCACCTGGAACGTGAGCTACACTAGACTTCTCTAGTAGTGCGCGTCCATACTTAGTTTGGTCCAGTGACTTACCCATAATAGTAGAAAGCATAACTGCTTGCTCTTTTTCTTGGTAAGTAACACCGTCAGCACCAGACTTATCTGAGAAAGCCATTTTTGACTTTTGGATAGCTGCGATTTCGGCAGACTTTTCAGCTAGAGCTGATTGTAGGCTGTCTAATACTTGCTTTGTTGTTTGTGACTGCTCTTCGAAACGTTTTTCAACTTCAGCTAATAGGCGCTCTGCACCTGACTCGCCGGATTGAACTACTGCTGGAGTAGCGGCTTCTAGGGCTGACTTAACGCGGGCGTTAATACGTGCTTCTAGGGAGGCTTCTTCAGCTGCTTTTGAGCGCTCAGTTTCGGCTTGAGCTGATGCTGCATCTTGCATTGCTTTAGTTGTTTGTTCAACTGCGGCTCTAGCTGCGTCTGCAACCATTTGTTTGATTTCTTCTGGATTCATTTTCCATTCCTTTTGTGATATGCCGTTTGCTTCCGTTGAGGATTCTAGCCCTTTAGCTGATTCGCTTTTGGGTGCAAACTGCGATTTAAATTGATTATACTCATCAGCATCGTTAAATGCCTTAGACAAACTAAATAGAGTATTTTGATTAGCAGGTACTGAAACTACGGAAATTTCCACTAGTTCTAGTTTCTTGATAACAAATAACTCGGTTGCAGCATTATATTCAGCATCGAGTACTCTGAATCCAACGCTAAATGCGGTTAAAACCCCATCTTTTACTAAATTATAAATTTCAGCTGCCGCTGAAATTCTAGCTTTAATCCATAAACCACTGCCATCAATCCTATGTTGTACCATACGTCCAACAGGATCGTCATGATCATGCTGTGCTAATATGATAGGATTTCTGAGGTAATTTTTAAGTCCTGCTTCCCAAACGCTGGCAGGAACTATATCCCCTTGCCTATCTACATCTGTGGTACTTGCATACCCTTCAATATAAATAGAATCCGCTGGTTCATTGTTTGCAGGAGCAGCTTTAGTAAAAGTACTATTTACATATAATACTTTATTTTTATCCATATGACTCCTTATTAATTGCCCATACTGTCTTTAGTAGGGGCCCCACCTTGCGAAGGATCGACCGCAGAACCTGCTATATTAGCTGGGATTCTAATCTCGTCCATACCTGCAATCTTATCGTAGCGTAATTCTACACGAGCCTCATTAGGTGTCAGTATTCCTGCATTAACTAATGTGGAGTGGTAGGTTGCTATGTCTTTTAATTCTGGCTGTAAACTGCTAACATTAGACGTTATTGCATCTATATCGTAGCCGAAGTATCTTTCTAGGGCAGAAGTGTACCTACGTATTGCAGGCATAACTGTTTCTAAGTAAAATAATCTTAAATTGGGCGATATATTTGCGTTATTTCCACCGTCTAAAAGAATAGGAGGGACTCCGATTGCTTTTAAGATTTTTGAATCATGAGACTTAATAGAAGTATCAAAATCCATTTCTTGGAAACTAGTGTTTAATAGATTAGAAGGTTTTAGTCCACTATCCAGAATCATAGGACGCTTGGCCCCATTTTTTGGATTATATTTTGCAGTCCAGTTTTGTATAGTTTTCTCTTTTGCTTGTGCACTAAGTGTATTTTCACTTGTTAGCACTATTCCTGGTATTGCTCCATTTTCAAAAAAGGAGTCTTGGAAATTTTGCATTTTATACATAATCTGCATAGATCTAGAGCAAGACTCTAATCTACTAGATCCACGATATATGGACTCACTATTTAAGTCTTTAATATGTATAATTTCTGTTGGTTTAAAAGTTATAGAATTATTATAAGTATAACTTTTTATAAAGGTTTTTTCGTCTGGTTGTATCTGTACATTAGTAGCTGGTAAGTGATAGAGGTGTGCTCCATCATAATACATAAATATATTACCATCAAGAACTAAATCTGAAAATATAGCTGTTCTAAATTCTTGAGCTGACTGAAATGGGTTAGGGTTGTAATTTAATAAATTTAATAGTGTCTTTTGTCTAATTCCTGATACTACATCAGTGCTTAGTTTGTTCTTAACATCATAATCTAAACTAGCGCAAGCACTAACTAACATGCTAGTACCTCTATTAACTGCTTCTAGTTTTTGAAAGGCAACTCTGTAGCTGAAAGCAGCTGCTGAGCCAATGTTTACGCCTTGTTCTCTTCGAATAATTTCTTGTGCGGGGTTTAGCTTTTCTCTAACCCAGCTACCTAGATTATTATACCATGCCATATTTTGTTACCTTATGTAAAGGCGCCAAAAAACGAACCTGTAGTAATTTTAGTAGTGACTTCTTTACCTTGATGTTTATCCCTTTGTATATCAACCCATCGAACTTGACGTTCAACAGAGTTAGGTAGGGGGGCTTTACCAAATATCTTATGTAAGTTAACATGATGCCTATTACACAAAGTTCTTACTAGCTCATAAAGCTCAATTCGATGCTCTGCTATAAACTCGTCTCTTACTGCCAATATTCCATCGTCAGTAGAAATATCATACTGCTTTACTCTAGCCCAATTTTCGAGCAAGATTGTAATAGAGTGAAAGTGATGCAGTTCTAAATCTTGATCAGTACCACACACATAGCAGTGGTCCTGCTTTTGATAAGCTGCTTTAGCTTTATCTCTAACGTGTTTAACCGGGATACGTTTGTTACCAGTATTTTTTGCCATAAATTTATTATGTACCTTTTAATTGCTCCTATTATAGCATGATAGGAAGTATAAGTCAATATATAAATTTTTATTCCTAGATAGCTAAAAGTTCATTTATATCGTAGAGTTTCTTCATGTATTGTGAAGGCTTATCTAATACTGAGCTCTCTAAATCACCTTGTCTACGTGGACCTGATAGTACTTCAAAATTACAGCTATTAGTAAATTGAAATTGATCAACTATTTCCTTAACTGTATATCCATGTCCGTGCCCTAAATTCTCTATGGCATTAGCCGGTGTCTCAATGGCTAGTGCTATTGCCTTGCATATCTCGTCGACATGTACATAGTCACGTACAGCGGTACCGTCTTTAGTATTGTAATCAGTGCCATAAATAGTAAATTTACCAGTCTGTTTAGCTTTAACTAATTGTGACATTAATCCGTCTGGGTTTGTAGATGCAAAACCAGAAGTGCCTATAACATTATAGAATCTAAATATAGTGTAATCTTTAGGGGCTAATTGCTCTATGCACTGTTCGGCTGCTAATTTACTAATTGCATAAGGGCTCTCACAAGCAGGAGCACAACCAGTACTAGCAAATATAAAATTATCGTGAGGTATACCTAATACTCTAACTGTACCCATAGTATTAGTAGTGTAGTATTCATAAGGAGAGCGTTTAGACTCACCTACTTGTACTAGTGCTGCTAAATGTACTATACAGTCAAACTTAGTAAAATACCCAGTTAGTCTAAGATCAATGTCTAGTTGATAATGATTATATAAACTATATTCAGGTAAGTTAAGATCTAAGCCATAAACTTCATATCCAGATTCATTTAACATCCTAGATAANTGNGAACCTATATATCCTGAGTTTCCTGTTACTAATATTTTTTTCATCTAGTTATTCGTAAAGTTGTATCCATGTCTGTGACTTCGGTAATTTCATAAAAACCTAGCTTTACAAACTCTTGTGCAAGGATATCTAGAAACGGTTTATTTCCCAAAACTTCTTGATTTTCAAATTTAATTTCTTCAATGTACATACCCTCCTTGACCATTTCTAGTACAGTGGGTAGTATGAAAGTTTCGTGACCTTCAGTATCAATTTTAAGTTTATTGATTTCAGTTATTTGATATCGAGTACATAACTCTCTNAAAGTTATTACTTCAACTTCAGCTTTATTAACTAAATTAAGAGGTAAGTTTCTTTGCTGTANTAAATNATCCACAGTAGGATGCCTATTACCTATAGAGTTACATCCACGAGTCCAGCTAGGTAAATCAAATAAGTGTATACTAACGTCAGGTAAGTAGTATATAGGCACACGGCCTGATGCAGCTGAAATAGCTACATTGGCCTTAGTTTGAAGTTCACGATTTGAAATTCTATCTAGGTAGTATTGAACTGGCTCTACTAACAACACTCTTTCCCCAGGCTGGGCAATATCGTGTGCTGTATCAAAGTCACAGGTTCCTATGTCAACGTAATCATACCTCATCTTTGACTCTTTCAAAGTATAATAGATTCTGAGTAAACCATCCCATATGATAACCGTTACGCATATCTAATATTAATTGACCTTCACGCTCTTGATTACGACGTAAACCTGCTGCAGTCAGTAGGTCCGCCCAGTCTTGTTTATCTTTACAATTTATATGACCTATACCACCTTGACCAACGGCTGCTGCAGTCCAGATTAAAGTATCTTTAACTGTTTGCACTACTTTAGCTACTACTTCTTCTTCACGTTCTTGTTCAATATGTTCAGCTACTTCCATACATACTACTACATTTGCTGACTCTTCTTCAATATCAAATAAACTCTTATACTCAAGATAAGGTTTACCATGTACACGATCATCAATATCTAATCCGCGTGCATCTATGCCTTCTGAACGAAATGAGTTAACAAAATGTCCTGGCCCACAACCAATATCAAGTAGTGTTGCAGGGTTTAACTCTTTTTTAATCCAAGTAGCTAAACGATCTGCAAAAGGCTTTTCTTCTGCGTGCATATGATTAAAGTTTAAACGCTCGGGATATTGTGGAACGTCACGCTTTAACCAAGCTAAATCTTGACGATCATATTTACGCTCATACCAACCTTTGTTAGTGTAAACGTTCATGATCTCTTCAAAAAACTCCTCATACATAGGAGCTACCTTTTCCAGCGAGAAGTTTTCAGCCCATTGTCTACAGGCTTTAGGATCAATACGATCAATATTTTGAGCAGCCCACACAAAGTGATCAAAGGTACGGCAGCGATAGCCTGTTTTACCGTGAAGATTATTCTCAGCAAACGAACCCCAGTCAGTTGTAATTGTAGGAGTACCTGAAAATAACAGCTCCATCTGTACACCACCAAAAGGCTCAATATACATTGAAGGAACAAAAGCACCTTTTGCACCTGCCATCAATTCACGACGTTTAGCTTGATCAGCATACCCAACAAATTCTACGTGTTCTGGAAAGGTTAGGTTTTCTGGATTTTGTCCAGCTATAATTAATTTAGCTCCGATTGCTTGTGTGGCTTGTACAGCAATATGAACACCTTTACCCTCGTATACACGACCTAAGAATAGGAAGTAGTCTGACTTCTTTTCTCTGAACTCAAAGTCATCAGGATCAAAGTAGTTTGGAATTACACAATCATACCAGTCTTGTTTACAAGTTGCTACTGAATTAAGTCCATAGTATGCGTGATAGATAGCATAAGATTCAAAAATCTTCCAACGTGCCCAATGTCCACTAGCATAGCCAATTCCTGGCTCTACTACAATCATGTCTGAGTGTGCGTCACATATAGGGCGAACTCCTGATCCCCAGAAAGGCAGTAAGAAATCTAATGGTTTTTTACGCACGGCAATTTCTTGAATGGCATTTTTAAAAAACGTCTGATAAGCATGATCATTCATGTCAAACTTAAAGAAGTTTTTACGCCAGTCATGAGTACCATACGATTTATCTAAGTCTTCGTTAGTGAT